GCTCCAAAACCCGACAACTTGACTTCTTCCTCAAAGGAACGCTCTGAGCTTTCAGTCTCGTAGATTTCGGCGTGTTCGTTCTCATACTTCTTGTATTCCAGACCAAACAGAGCGTTCAAACCGGGAAGAAGTTCTTTGAGAGCCTGTGCGCGTGTCATTGTCATTGATCAGCCCTCCTATCAGACGCCGAGCGGGTTGTAGTAAGAGTGAACGCCAACATTGTATTTGACGATAAACTCAGGGTAAGCGTCAGACTCTGTACCACGGACCACATCGACAATACGCAGAGCGAGAGTCGTGGTTGCAGCAAGAGATGCGCCGTTAGTGCCAACAACAAGGTTAAAGCTGGAGACGCCATTGGCAGTGCTGCCGCCAGAACCAAAGCCGATAGCAGCGTTCTTGCCGATAGCGCCGGGCCAACCAGAACCCGAAGTGCCTGAGTTGAACGTGCCAAGAGCAGCGGAACCTTTGATCTGGAACAGTGCGTCAGGGTCATCCATGACCATAACAAACACTTCAGTGCCAGAAGCAGCGTTAGTCACAGAGTTTGCGGGCAAGTAGGTGTTAAACAAAGGCTGGTTGGTGGAACCGTTCACATAACGCGCACCAACACAAACACCCACGATACCAGCAGTAGCGTTTGCTGAAGTTGCGGGGATCTGGATTGCAACAGGCGAGGTGGTGGAAACAGCCGAAGGCTGACCAGCCGACGACAGGACGACGAGGTCGCCATTGAAGATTGCTGCGGAGTTGTTTGCAGCAACTTTGTATTCGCGGATAACACCGCCATTGAAGGACTGACCGCCGATAAGATTCAGCGGTTTAAATCCATAACCAGTAGCAACAGTCGACATGATCTGCTCCTTGGTTTAGGGTTTCATTTCAGGCAATCACTTGCCAAAGTTCGTAGTCTTGGATGACCGTTCTGGACGTAGAACAGGCATCCGTGGGTCGCTCTCTCTGAGGTAGCTGTTATCCACGGCATCCATCTGATTCTTAGAGATCTCAGACTGACCTTGGATACGCTCTTCAGCGAACTCAGTGGGAATGCTGCACAAGAGCAAGCCGCCCACTTCCACATTGTCTTTAAAGCGCGAGTTATGATCAGACATGACCATAAGTTCGGGGAAGTCCTTTGCGATCACAGGCGTATAGCCCTCTCGAAAACGACTCGAAACATTCTTGTTGTCTTCCTGACCAAGGGTAGAAGTGCGAATCCAACGGAACTTTAGTCCGTCACGGGGTTCGGGGGTAGGAAGCAAAGACTGTCTCTGCCAGCCCTTCCGGCGTTCTGAACCTTCACGGGTAGTTTCGGTGCGTGGGGTACGTTCAGCCATTGGACGAGTCCTTTAAAAGTTGCGCCGCATATTGTTCGGGAGTCAGACCAAGTCTCTTGGCGAGAGAGACCTGCGTCGAGGACAGGGTAATTTTGCGTGGATTTCCATTGGTCTGCCGACCGCCGGGAGCAACCACGTTGCTAACTTGCCTACGCTGAGTCCTGTCCTCAATCTTCGCGTCAGCAAATTTCTCAGGGAAGACCCTACGGATAGAGTCGTCAATGCGATTGTAGTACTCATTTGATTCTGGATCAACACCTTCTTTGATCACATCCTGACTGACGCGCAAAGCGTATGCTGTCATGTCACGATCAGAACCGTACCAACTGTTCTTAGAAGCCCAATCAAGCGCCTTGTTCGAGGCCCTTGGCTGCGCTGGTGCTTGCTGCGGAACTGGGCTTGGCTCCACTTCAGCCTTTCGTGGCTTCATGCCATTGAGACGATACTCTTCATTCTTGAGTTCCGTCATCTTCATCTGTGCATCAGCAATGGCGTTGGCGTCACCAATCTCATAGGCACTGGTGTATTCGCCTTTTACCTGCTGAAGCTGCATAGCAAGGCGCTGCTTTGCCTGATTGATCAGGACGCCTTCGCCCTCTTCAATGGTGCGGCGAAGCATGAGGTTGTCCTCATGAAGCTTCTGCGCTGCACGGATGGCCTCATCAGACATACGCTTTGCTTCTTCTTTGCCACGGCGTTCCTCATGGAACTCATAGCGAAGCTTCTTAATGCGCTTCTGTACGCTCTCTGAGTAGGATGCAATCTCGTCATCCTCAGGGATCTCAGCGTCTACGCCGTCAGGACGGCGGGCCTTATCACGGTCCTGCTCTGGCGTGTCATCGACAATCTCAACCTCAATGTCGTCAGACAGATCTAGGTCGATGTCGTTCTCAATGGTTTGAGTACTCATGCGCGGCTATACCCCCGTGGATCTTCAACAACTGCCTCGACTGTATCGTCATTGATCAGTCGAAACTCTTTCCCATGCACCTTGAAGCGCGTCCCTGAGTAGGAACGGAAGATGACGAAGTCACCCTCTTTGCACCAAGCACCATTTGGGAAACGACTTGCGTCTGAGTAAGCCTCTGGGCCTATCTTCAAGACAACACCAACCAAGGATGCTGTCTCTTCTGCGCTGCGGATCTTGTCTGGGATAATGATGCCGCCTTCAGTCTTCACGCTAATCTCAGGGATTGCGATCAGGATTCTGTAGCCGCGAGGTTCCGGCAATTTTGCCATTGTAACCTCGTCTTCTTTGCCTGTCTCGTTAGTGTACATTTTTCCTCCAGCAGTGGTTAAAGGCCCACCGACACCTTCTGCTCAAGCAAGACTTAGATCTCAAGGAACCTTTGTTCGATATCCTTGATGTCGCCTTCTGTCTTCAGGAGTGATGTGTACTCACCCACCATCCGACAGTATTCGTCGTAGTTCTTGGCTCCACCATTTGCAAGAAAAAGTTCTATAGAGCTTTTCTGTTGGTTCAAGCGAATAGTGATAGCTTCAAAGATCTGACCTTCCATCACTCACCCTTTTTCTGAGCTTGGCTGTCCATCTGAGCCAGTGACTTTGCGATGTCGATGCCCATGCGGACACCCTCCCTCTTGTCATTGCGGTCTGCATCCTCAGTGTTCTCAGCGATGCGGACACCAATCCTTGCACCCTCACGGGTGTCTTCAGATTGAAGACGTTCACGCTGCACAGCGATGTTCTCAGACTTGTTCTGTGCATCAATCTGCAAACGCTGCTGCTCAATCTGAAGGTCGCCTTTGATCTTCATCTCTTTGAGTTCAAGCTCTTTCATTTGCATCTGAAGAACAGGGTCTTGAGCCTGTTGCTGTGCTTGCTGTTGTGCAGCTTCTGCTTGGTTCTTGGCAAGAAGTTTTTGCGCTGCCATCTGGGTTAACTTGGAAAGCTCCAACTCAACGTCCTCAGGCATGGGTTCGTTCTCACCCGGCAGAGGAACGCCAAGTTGCAGTTCAATCTCCTTGCGGTACTGCCATGCAACGTGATCGTTGATGTGTGCCGTAGCTGCTGCTTGAATTGCCTGAGCAAACGGAGACTGACCAAGGATCTGTTGGATCTTCGGGTCTTGCATGGCCGCTTGGTGTACGGAGATGTGTGCCTCATGGTCTTGATATGCAAAAGCCTTTACAGGTTCCTGTTTCAAGATAGCCATGTTCTCGCTGACGGGGTCTTTTGCCTTGATGTCATCAGGAAGCTTGATGATGTCAGCAGCATCCTGAATGCCCAGAACCTCAAGCATCTGACGGTGTAGTTTGCCCATGTCGTAGAGTTGCGGTGCTTGTGTCGATAGCTGGAGTGCAGCTTGGTACTGCATGATTCTCTGTGCCATCGTAGATGCGTTGGGATCAGAGACAGGGATAACGTCAACGCGACCATCAAAGTCGTCAATGCGGTTGAAGTCACCACCCATGTCGTATGCGTAGGTCTCATCCATGTGATCATGGACAATCTCTGCAATCAGGCGAAGCTCATCCTTCATCGCAGCATGAAGTCGTGCCTGAACGCCAGACATGACCTTCATGTTCCGCTCAAGCAGTGCAAGGGTAGTACCCACAGGTGCTTGAGAGTTCATGTCGCTGATCTGAACATCAGCCACAGAGCCGATACGGCGACCCTCTTCAACCACATTCCCTAGAAGCTGGTACAGAACAGAAGATGGTTCTTTGTACGGCAGGAAGGTGATTGCATCGCGGATAGCACCACCCGGCACATCCACATCACGGAACTCACCGGGCCGCAGAGGCGTGTTGTCGCCCTTGATACGAAGGCCGCGAGACTTCAAGCCAGCGGGCAAGTTGGCGAGAGTACCAGCGTCTATCAACTGGCGCATGATGGATGTCGCGGACTTGGCAAGACCACCAATCAGGTGAATCAAACCAGTTCCGTAGAAACCAAGACCCGGAAGGTACGGGTAGTGGATGATGTGCATCCGCTTGCGCTTCTTCTCATCTTCTTCACGCCAGTTGCGGCGGATAGACAGGATCGTCATTGACCCTTTTTCGATGGTAATGATGTGCGGACGGGCAATGCCATCAGGGTCATCAAACTCCTCAGGCATATTGAGATCAACGTACATCTCAAGGATGGTGTAGCGACCATCATCAAACATCGTGTCATCAGAGCCGTCAAGATCGTCGTACTTCTCTTGGATGTCAGACTTGTCTGCCGTGGGCAGACCGATATCCACATCGCGGTAGAAGCCAACTGCCTGAAGTTCAGTGATCTCGTTCTTAGTCTTACGCATCACATGGGTGAAACGTGGGCAGGTCTCTAGGCTGGAAGCTCCATAGGATGCCACCAAATCTTCTGCGGGGACAAAGCTTGCAACTGGGACTTCACGAACTGGATCAAAGTAGACTTTCTTGAAGGCAGAGCCAGCCAAGGGCAGACGGAACAACAACTGCTCCAGTTCGCTGCGGTAGTCGGGCATTTTCTCCGTCAGGAGATAGTTAAGCTCTGTCTCAACGCGCTGTGCCTGATTCAGTTTGTCTGCCGTTGCCTTGCCCATGATCTTGCTGCGGGCTGGGCCAGATGCAGGGAACAGTTCACCCATAGCCTGTGCTTGGAAGCGAACAACGGACTCAGTCAGCATGGGGTGGAAGACGCCGGATGCTCCCTGCCAAGGCTGGCTGCGCTCTTCTATCTTCAGTCCAAGGAGATCAAGGCCCTTGATGTATGCCATCGACCAATCTTTGCGAGAGTTGCGGTCATTGATGAAGTCATCAACAAGTTCAGATGCCATGCCCTCAAGGTCAGACTCATCAATAAACTCTGCAAGATTGGCATTGTGGTCGATATCGTCTTGAGCGTCCGTGTCCTCATCAGCACCAAACTGGATGACAATGCCACCATCTTCTGTGGGCGTTGAGATGGTCTCCTCAGGGAGTTCAATCTCCACATCATCACCCTCATCAATCATGGGCGAATCAAACGGCATGAGAGGCTTCGTGATGGGCATACTGACTCTCCAGAAAAAGTTCTATCGAACTATAGCAGAAGTTTGTGTCTTTTAGGAAGTGGGATGCTGTGTTCACAGCAAATGGTTGTCTGCCTCAGTTATTTCGTGGCAGCGCTCATAGGCTCTGAGGTTTGAACGTGCCATCTCTTCCATGATGTGTAGGCTTCCCAATGATCTTTTTCCGACGCCGCCAAGCATCTTCATAGCATTCTGGTACTTGAGCGTGAGCTTCTTGTGTTCCTGAAGGATTTCAAGTGGGAACACCTTTTGTGGCTCAAGATCAGTAGTACTCCACGGATCTGTCTTCATCAACATCATCGTCCCACTCATCGCTATCAACCTTTATCCATCCGCCCTGCCTGAAGCGTATAAGGGCCTGTGATGTGCTATCGACATAGTCATCGTGGTCACCTGATGGGAATGCAGCGCACTCCTCAATGACTTCGTATGCCCATCTTGTCGGAGGATGCCAGATGCATCCAGAAGAAAAAAGATCTGCTATTGCGTTCACACGGGCAATCTTGTCGTTGCCACGGCTGGGTGTGAACTCAGTCACAGGCAGACCCATCTGCCTAAGCTCAAAGATCAAAGGCGCACCTGATGCCTTTTTTTCCACAACAAGCTGATCTGGCTCGTACTCAAAGTACTTTTCCCGTGCCATCTTCTTTAGTTCAGGGAACTCAAGCTTTTCTTTGTAAGCATCCAGCAGGATTACGTTGGGAACTGGGTGTCCACTGTCATCATTCCTGTAAAAAATGCCCCAAGTGGTACAGGCACTGTAGTCAGAGCGCTGTGTCTTGAGAAATGCTGTGTCCCATGACTGAATAATGGCTTCGCACTCAGGTGGATCGTCTTTTTCCCACTCACGCCACCACTCACGCTTGATGAGCGCCCCCTCTTCGGAGGTTGGGTTCTGCATATACTGGGCATTCCACTTGCCAAGGTTGCCATTGCTGGTAATTTCTTCCTTGGTTGCCTCAAGTTCAGCTAAAGGCCAGAACTCAGGCCATAATGGCAGTCCAGATGGCA